CATTATCCTTTATACCAAATATAAAGTCTATACCTTGAGAGGCTTCATCGTTAGACCGCCTAAATGTATCATATTCCTCAGAATTTGTAATAGTTGCTGCGTGTTCGTTTGGATATGGTCTTGCTAATTCAATAACTTCTCCTCTTTCTCTTGCTTTCTTAATAGCAGCAGCTTTTCCTCTACTCCAACTAAAACCTGCGTCCCCTCCCCAGGCTGCCCATGCAACCCTGCCTTTTGATGGATACCCTTTTTCTCCAGGTCTAAATCCTTCTGCTTTTTTATCAACTTCATGTCTAGCAAAAAAACTAAACATCCTGACAACAACATCCGCAGATAACTCGTTACCACTAATAATTTGTGTGGCTCTTACCGCTGCAACCTGTGTACCACCTGCTCTACCTTCTTTTTTCCATTCCTTATATCGTTTAGCTTCCGTCTTCATCCCATCTGTGGGTTTCAGATTAATATCAGTTCCGCTTACATTTGCCATAGTTACTCAGCCTTTTTGCGTGTTTTTTTAGATCTGCTAGGAGGAGGTGTGATGTTCACATTTCCTTCTGCCTGTCCCATCTCTACTTCTAAGTCTAGATCTTTATCTAATGTAACTCCTAAACTATCAGCAACATCTTGTTCTCTTGCAATCTCAGAAACAATATCGTCATAATCTCCACCATTTGTCTGTGCAATAACTTGTGACTTACTCATGTAACCTGCTTGTTCTGCTTCTCTATAAGCTCGGATCTCTTTAAGAGGATCAACGTAGTGTTGTGCAGGTGGAGTCCATCTTGGTTTACAATATCGTTTTGAATTAGCGGTATAGTCAATAAAATCTAAATCGCCTGATAAAACAGATAATGCAAGCCATTCCTTAAATATTCTGTAATGGAAATTATCGATCATATACTTTTGACAGAACTTCCAATGTTCTCTATCTTCAAGCAAACTTAATCTTGAACTAGAATAATTAGTCTCAGAAAAATCTTTACTGATAGTTTCAAAACTACATCCTATTCCTGTCGCAAAACGTCTAATTTTATTTTTTACGAACATTTCATATTGCTGAGATGGATAATCAATATCAGGAATCTGCACACTTTCATTTGGTGCTAGATATCTAAACTCTCCAGGACTGAAAGATTGTATTCTCTGATTGTTCTGTACCTCATCTCCAATCAATTCTCCTTGATCATTTTGGATAAATCCCATGATACTTGCACCTGCCCTTGCTCTGATAACAGCAGCTTCTTCATATCCTTGCAACTGATGCATATCAGCCATAACACTATGAAACCAAGGCACTCCTCTATTTTGTCCAGGTCTTTCGGGTAAGAATAAATGAATAATATCTTTTGCATCTATAAAGATATGTAATTTACGATTTGCAGAATAATCTAAATAATATGCATCGCCTGGGTGTTTAGTTAAGATCGCATATCTAACAGGTCTACCCCACTCATCCACCTCTACACCATTTCTCCATTCATTGTTTTTATTAAGTAACTTGTCATCATATTCTTCATCTAACAAATCACTTTCAATCATTTGTAGAGCTATAGGAACATTAGATTCGCCAAATGGTTTTCTTACAATCCTAAAAATAGCTTCTCCTGATTCACATAAAGCACCTGCTGCTAACCATTCAAATTGATGAAAGGAATACTTCCCTGCACAATCACAACTGTTAGCTTCTGACCATTCTGCCCATTTCTCTTCAATTAGATTATTTACACGCTGATCTCGCTTTCCTCCTCTCTGTTGTAAAACAAGAGATTGAAATTTCATTCCTGTTCCGACAATATTAATTTGTGTTGTTCTTTTTGCCTGTCTTGCATATGGATTATTCCTTACAAGTTCTCTTGATCTATCTCTTAGCTTACGCAGACTACCTCTAATCTCAGCATCAGCACTTAACTGACTACTCATCCAATCTTGTGTAAGCCTAGAAACTAATGCTCCTTGATATGCTCGCATTCCTTTTAAAGGTTGGGCATTACGACCAAAACCTAAAACTCTCTTTACTGCATTTGAAATGTTAGATCTAATTCCCATTAGTATGCTCCATCAAAGCGAACAAATGTTGCTCTTGGATTGCCAAGACCATTTGCAATCATCTCTGCTTGTTTTTCTCTTACAAGTTCTACTTTATATTGACTCTTAAGAGCTAACAACTCAGCTAATTCGTATTTCTTAGCATTTCGTGTTCCAATTTTATATTCCTTAACAAGACCACCACTTATTAATGTTCTTATTGCTGTTTCAATAAGATCTAAGTCTTTTTCAATTTGACTTCTGTCATCTAAAGCTCCAGGTGTTCCAGAATATTCTAAAGATGCTAAAACTTTAAAACTTCCTGTATATAATGTTTGTTTTTCTGCTCCCGACTTATTAGCAACTGCTTGATAAAACCAATCACCTGCATCAAAACCAGCAGTCGTAGCCGATGCAATAGTAAATTCAAAACCATCAAGATATACAGAACTATTTACAATAGCTCCTTCTGAAGATGTATTAGTTCTTAAATAATAAACAACAGACCAATCAGGACTACTAATACTATTTCCAAATTTATCTTGGTCTGATGGTATTCGCCATTGAACATAATCACCTGCTCTTATCTGTGTCGGAAAAGTCATTTTTTTACCAATTAGAGACAAAATTCGACTTATTAGCCGATTTAGTTTGATTTAATCTTATCTTACTATCCTTTTGAGGTTCAGACGGATTTAATCTTCTTTCAAACTGATCGAAAATTGTCCTTCTGTCATATTTCTGTAATAATCTTTGCCAAGCAGCATATGCATATACCATTTCATCAAGTGCTTCGTTTTTTGCATTACTTTTTTTGACCCAAATACATTCTTGATATCCATGCTTATATCTAAGCACCTGTCTTTCTGCCGTTAATTCCTCAAAATAATCGTGAGTTATTGTTGGATAAAAATGAATATATCCTTCTCCAGGTTCTGCATCTTTTAATTTATTATGGAGTGTTGATTTTATAACATCTACTCCTACAGGAAATAATTGCACTCCCCTTTTTAATGCTTTACCTGCAAAGTTGATATCTACCTTGCTTGGTTTTCCTAATGGAGGTTTTCCTTTTTGTCCCATACCTTTAACTCCAATCAAGCCGAGCTGAGTTCTTTCTCTTACATATTGGTAAACTTCTTGAGTAAAATGACCACCAGTATCTATAGCTGCACTATCAATCTTCATCTTCTGACCATCCTCGTTTGTATACTCACTCATCAACACCTCATCCATCTGTTGCCATAGATCTGCCCTCGATGGAGAACCATAAATTACTTTTCTGTCTACTAAATACATTTCCTCATTACGTCCTATACCCCAGAGGCTCATGGAAAGCCTATCGTCTTGAACGTCACATCCGAGACACAAACTGAGAACGCTGCTTGGTGGTGTGCCTTGCTGATAAGTTTCTAAAGATGCTCTTTCCATTAGTCCTTCTGCACCAACCTTGCTCGCATATGTATCTTCCCAACACTCCCCCAGAATGGTATTGATCCATGTTTTTAACTGTTCGGGATCATCTTTACTTTGTAAAAATTCCTCGACAAGATTAGACCAACTTGCATTTGGTGAATATGAATATGCAGCCCATATATGAAATCCAACGTGCTTAGTATTCCCAGGTGCTGTAGCTCGCCACTCTCCTCTCTCTACCATCCACCTTTTCTTACTATGTGGTATCAAACATCCACAACTCTCACATCCATAAGCAACAGTATCAGGATCATTATCTCGCCATTTCATATTGCTCCACTTTAGATATTGCATATGATTACATTCTGGACAAGGGATGTAGTAACGCATTTGGTTCGTCTGCAAAAACAATCTTTCAATACGACTAAAGTCTTTGATCGTTGGTGTTGATCCAGCTACTATTTTTCGATTCCAATAATATTCTGTTCTTCTAATACCTAGCTTTATCTGATCTCCTTCAGTACCAGCAGATAATGGATAACCATCAACCTCATCAAACAATACAACTCTTCTAGAAACCCTTCTGAAACCTCTAGCACTATTAGCACCAACTAAAGATAATGTTCCTCCAGGGAAGTTTTTCTGTAATAACGTATTGTTCCCATCTTTCGATTTAGGATCACTTACTAAACCATTTAAACAAGGTGTATCCCTTAACATCGGCTGGATTTCTTCCTTAGAGTAAGACTGACAATCATCTAGAGTTGGCTGACATACCATGATAGGACAGGGATCTTGGTGGATATGATATGCAATTAAATGATTTAAAATTTTAGAATATCCGACCCTAGCAGACTTCATAACTGTCACTTGTTCTACATTTGGGTCTGTTATCGCATCCATAATTCCTTTTTGATATGGAAGTGTTCTCCATCGACCTCCTTCAGCCGAACTTTCAGCAGATAAATAAGCGTTTTTATCTGCCCATTGGCTTAAAGTAAGCTTTTTAGGCGGTTTAAAGGCTAAATAAGCCTTTTTTTCTAGTTTTAATAGGTTATTCATGCTACTGAGAGGTCTTCTAAGGCTTCACGAACAATATCGTCTAAACATGACATCGCATTTGTATCTAAATCTGGTATTCGTTGTTTTGCTTTAGCTGGGATACCTAATAACTTGGTTCGAGCATTACTAATGATGTCGCACCACTTAAGTTCTACCTCTTCCATAGGCACTAGCTCTTTTTCTTTTGTTTTTCGATCTAGTTCTAATAATTCTGCTTTTAAATGCTCTGTTCTTGCTTTACTGTCCTCGTATTCTGGTATCGACTCATTGGTGTTACTAAGTCGGGATCTATGGACAACTGTATTACTGTCTTTTGGTGTGGTTCGCATTCTTTTGAAAGCAGATTTGCTATACCACTCCTTTTCTAATGTGTCGCTGTTAATAACAATCTTGCCTTTGTCATCCGTCATAGCTGTAAGACGGCCTTCTTTGATCGCACCATAAACAGCCTGGATAGTTACACCCATTTTTTCTGCTGCTTCCTTTCTGGTGATTAGAGCCATATAAAAATGTAAATACCTTACATTTCTTACAATAGCGTAAATATTATTTCGTGGTATAATTCCGCATTTTTACTAGCTTTTTCTTAGGGCTTGTCTCATCAGTCTCATCTAGTGAGATTTGTAAGAACATTTGTGCTGTTGTGCCTAGAAAAAATTTGCGC